GAGAAGAAGTTAAGACAGGATTAATTGCTTTTGTAATTACAGTATTAACTTATTCATTTTTAAATTATTCTTATAAGACTGTCGAAGAAATCGAACCTGTCGAAATAGAAATACCAGAAGTAGATCAGGACTTTATAGATGATATACGAGGTGCGTTAGAAGAACCTGATATTATTTCAGATACAAATGAGCAGTTTATTGCTTCACTAGATACCTGTATTGATTATGTTTATCTAAGTGTATCACCTGAACGACAACTACCTAGAAAACTTATACTCGCACAAGCAATATTAGAGTCTGCTTGGGGTACTTCTAGATTTGCCAATGAAGGTAATAATCTATTTGGTATCAGAACCTTTGATAAGAGTCAAGAACATTTACTACCTATCACTTGGGATCCAAACGAATGGCCAGGATGGGGTGTAAAAGTTTATGAGAGTAAATGTGCTAGTGTTAGAGATTATGTTCGTATCATCAATGAAGTATGGGCATATGAAGAACTTAGAGAAGCAAGAAAACAAAATCCAGATATCACAGCGGTAGAACTTGCTATGTATCTTGATAAGTTTTCAACTAATCCTAACTATGAAAATCTAGTGGTGAGAATAATCGAAACAAAATTATAGAATGAATATATTTTATTTACATAAAGAACCAAAGACCTGTGCTGAAATGCATTTAGATAAACATTGTACTAAAATGCTTATCGAATATGCTCAACTAATGTCAACTGCTCATAGAGTGCTTGATGGTCAAAAGTATATTGCTAAATCAAAGACTGGTAGAAAAGTAACCAGATATAGATTAGATAATCCTAACGAAGAGGCAACTGTCTATAAGGCGTGTCATATAAATCACCCGAGTGCTGTGTGGGTTCGTGCTAGTGCTTACAACTACTGGTGGTTATATCAAATGTGGTCTCATCTACACGAAGAATTTAAAATAAGATATGGTAAAGATCATAAATCATATGTTGTACTCAAAGAACTACTAAGAAACCCACCTAAAAATGCACCCCTAAATATTCTTTTTAGTCAACCAACACAAGCAATGCCAGATGATGTAAAGAACGAAGATAGTATTGTTGCTTATCGAGATTATTATATCAAATACAAAAATAGTTTTGCTACATGGAAGACAAGTATACCTGAATGGTATAGTAAGGGAATAAATGCCAACATATAATTTTAAAAATAAGAAAACAGGCGAAGTTTGGGAAGACTTAATGACCATTGCTGAAATGGAAAAGTTTGTTAAGAAAAGACATATTGAATTATTACCACCAACACAAATGAATATAGTATCAGGTGTAGGATCAGTAGATGGTAAAACAGACTCTGGTTGGAAAGAAGTTATGTCTAAGATTTCTGAAGCACATCCTGCCAGTAATCTTGCTGAACGATATGGTAAGAAGTCAGTAAAAGACACACAAATAGATAGGGTAATAAAAAAACATAGAGACCGTAAAGTAAAGGGCGGTGGGGCATAAATATTATAAATAATAATACTAATGCTATCGAGTATATCTTAACACGCTCATTCTAGATAAAAAGAGTCAGATGTTGTGAGGTCAATCCGATAAGGCGTTATAGATCAGCGCTGATCAAACAGGAATATATATGGCAGACTTTGATTTTTTAGATGGTTTTGACACAGGTGGTGATTGGGGATTCTCCTCAGTTGCTGAGAAACCTTCAGAAAAAACACAATCAGACTCAGAAACAACTAAGGCAGTTGTTAAACAAACGGCTGATGGTGTCGGGAAAGCTGTATCTAAAGAGGTTCTTACTACAATCGAAGGTAAACTTGATCGAATCTATTCGGCAATCAATTCAACTAAATCTGAAATTCAAGAAAAGAATGAAACAGAATTAGAGATTGCTAAAAAGCAAATGGATGATGAATATGATTTGAGAAAAGACAATCTAGGTAAAGAACAAAAAGAAAACTATGCTAAGTTAGAAAAATTAATAATCCCTTTATTAATTAAATTAGCAAAATCACCAGAAGATTACATCTATTGGCCAAATAGAGAGAGTGTAATCGAAACACAATTAAAAAAAATAGTAGAAATAACGAGAGGTAAATAATGCAATTAAGTGAAAATTTTAGTCTAAACGAATTTACAAAGTCAGATACAGCAGTTAGAAAAGGTATTGATAATACACCTAATGATGACCATTTGAAAAGTATGAAAGCATTATGTGAAAATGTTTTACAAAAAGTTAGAAGTCATTTTGGTAAATCAGTTAGAATTACAAGTGGATATAGATCGCCAGAACTATGTGAGGCGATAGGATCAAGTGCCAGATCACAACACGCTCAAGGTGAGGCAGCTGATTTTGAAATCACTGGTATCGATAATAAAGAATTAGCAAAATGGATTAGAGATAATGTAGAATTCGACCAATTGATATTAGAGTTTTATACCGAAGGTGATCCAAATAGTGGTTGGGTTCATTGTTCGTATGATATGGAACATAATAGAAAAGAAGTTTTGTCTGCTAAAAAGACTGATTCAGGTACTCACTATACACACTCCGAATTAAAATAACTGCTTGACTTTCTAGTCATATCCTGTTATAATAACAGTTATGAATCAATTAAACAAATTTATGAAAGACAATTATAGTCTAAAGTCTTTCAATCATAATGCCCCGTCCTCGGCTGGCCCAGACTTACAAACAGAATCTATCAATGGTAAAAGATATTATGTTACACCGAAAGGTGAAAAGTATCCATCTATTACTACTGTTTTAAATGACAGAGGCAAAGAGGGTATTCGCAAATGGCGTGCCAGTGTAGGATTTGATGTTGCGAATCAAATAATGAGAGCCGCTGCTAAACGAGGTACTGCTGTACATACATTAATAGAAAACTATCTTAATAATGAAGAACTAACAAAACAAGAAGTATTACCTCTTGCGTTATTTACAATAATGAAAGATGAACTCGATAATGTAGATAATATTGTTTTACAAGAAGCAGCATTGTATAGTGATAAGTACCAGATTGCAGGTAGAGTTGATTGTATCGCTGAATATGATGGTAAGTTATCTGTCATTGATTTTAAAACATCTACAAAAGAGAAGAAAGAAGAATGGTGTGAAAACTATTTTATTCAATGTTCTGCTTATTGTGAAATGTATGAAGAAAGATTTGGCAATCCTATTGATCAAGTTGTTATACTTATGGTGACAGAGGATGGTGCTGTTCAAAAATTCGTAAAAGATAAAAACGATTATCTACCTTTACTTAAAGAGGCAATACAAGATTTTAATGGAATGGAATTTCATTAAAGTTTAAACGGAGGGTAATTCTTTTTCAATAACAGGTCTATACTGCATTGGTGTTAAACTCTGATTATTCCAACCATAAGGTTGACACTCTAAAGTAAATCCAGAGTAATCTTCTTTGTTTATACCAGACGGAAAGTTGTTTTCTTCTTGTAAATAGTGTTCGCTTAGAGATTCATTTATAAACTCTTGATTATCTGCTAAGTAAACCTCACAACTTTCAATTGTAAGATATGCTGTATCCGTGTAATAAGTATAGTACTTATCAACTTCACCTTCAAAGGAGAATACTGCTGTAATTAAAAAAACTATTGAGAACATAAAACTATTTATATTTTCAAAATATTAAATTTAAGTTATTAATTGTCAAAATGTCAAAGAAACTAAAAAGTAATCCAGTCGCAAGATCAAATAAGAATAGACCACAAGTCATTCCTAATAAAAAGAAACCTAAGCGAAATGATTTAAAAGACGATTTAAAGAGAGAACTGCTTGACAAACCAAACAGAAAGTGATATAATAGTGTTATGGATAATATAATTACACCGAATAAGTTTGCTTTATTGATAGAGAATATTGTCAAAGATAAAAGAACTTCATATATGGATGCTATATTATCTTATTGTGATAAGAGCAATATTGACCCTGCTACGATAAAAACTCTTGTCAATAAAACATTAAAAGAAAAACTAGCATACGAAGCTCAGGGACTGAATATGTTAAAAGAGAAAACGGCAAAACTGCCGATATAAGGAGATAGATTATGGGAATATATAGTTTCTTTAATAATATTTTAGAAAAACTGGTTGAACCAGCAAAACCAGTGCTAGAATTAAATGATCCAATTACAAATACTGATCTTAAACATAAGACAAAAAAAGAACTAGAAGTAATTGGTAGAAATTTAGGTATCGAAATAGATAGAAGATTGAAAAAAGATACAATACTCAAACAAATTAAAAAACAAATAAGGACAGTATAGTAATGAGATTAGTTAATCATACATTTAGATTTAGAGCATTGGGTGACTGGATAAATCAAACAACAGATGATCTATTCGCAGATAAAAAAGTTGTTTTATTTAGTTTACCTGGTGCGTTTACACCTACTTGCTCTTCACAACAATTACCTGGTTATGAAGGTGCATTTAATGAGTTCAAAGAACTTGGAGTTGACGAAGTATATTGTATGTCAGTCAACGATGCTTTTGTTATGAATGCTTGGGGAAATGCTCAAGGTATTGAAAAAATAAAAATGATTGCTGATGGCGACGGTGTCTTTACAAGAAGTGTGGGTATGCTTGTTGACAAACCATTTCAAAAGTTTGGTCTAAGATCATGGAGATACTCCGCTTACATAGTAAATGGTGAAGTAGAAAAAATGTTTATTGAACCAGGGTTTAATAATGAAGGTAAAGATGATGATCCTTTTGAAGTATCAGACGCTGAAACTATGTTAACTTATATTCGACCTGGTGAGTATATAAGAGATGAATCCATTTCTTTAGAAAGTGATGAATAAATGGAAGGTGTGTACATTTGGATTATAACTGCTATGTTAACCTATGGTAGTGCTGGTATTACTACATATGATAAAGATATTACAGAATTAACTTTCGAGTCTGATTGGGATTGCCATGAGTATATTTTTGATCAGAAAGTTATACTTGCAGATGATTTACTTGCTGAATATAGAGTGGTAGATGGTGAAAATCTTACAGGTTTTGATTTTTTTTGTGAAACAAGGTTTATACAAACAGAAAATATTTAATGAATGGTTTTGAAGTTTATAAAATCTACTTGGCTGTCAAACTTCACTTCACAAGCAAAAACCGATCTTATGACTTCCATAAACACTCTGGTAGAACAACGGCAAGGTTGGGTACCTTTACTAAAAGGCGGGATAGATATTTTTTTCATAAACTTTCTAAACTTTATAGCGATAGGGATATTGCTGACTATTTTGTTAGTAATTTTGTTACCAATACTAATTTATGGGTTGGTGACATTATCGGTAGAGTTGGTGATGAAAACTTTAAACTATGGCAAAAGAAGATTGAATCTTTAAGTTATTATTATGAACAGGATATAGACTATATTATTGAACAGATGAATTCAAAAGATATATCTTTTAATGATATTATGATTTCAAAACAAGGACAACATCCTTACATATTGAAATACTTTTTATCCAAAAGAATAAACTTTGAAACATTTATAATACTAGATGATATACTCAACTTCTCTAGGCATTTGAATAAAAGTATAACAGAAAAAGTATTATGGCCAAAATTATATGAAAGAATGGTTAGATATAAACCATTTCTAAAATATAATACTACAAAATATAAACAAATATTAAAGAAGAAGATTAAGGAGATATAATGAAAAAGAATTATTATGATATTATAATGAACGATAGGATAAATGCTCTTAAAGATTTACCCTTTCAAGTTAAGTTTATGTCCATGCAAATACTTGCCTGGATGTGGTCCGCTGTATTTGGAATTTATATTATAGAGAGCATCTATGCTTTTGGTATATCTGCTATTGCTCATGCTTTATTTCTTACAATGACCGTACTGACCGCTCTATATTTCAGACAAGTACAAAAAGAAAAGATTAGTACAAGTCTTAGAGGTAGAGGAGGCGAACACGAATAATGGATTACATGGCATTATATTACAGTAAAGAAGCGGAATGTCAACAAAAAGATGTAAAGATATCCGAACTTGAATCAAGAATAAAAAAACTAGAAGAAAAAGAAGAAGAACCTTATCATTTAGGTACAACTGACGGCATTGGAGAGTAATATATTGCTTGACTCTATCGTCAAAAAATGTTATAATAATACTATTACTATCGTTATAAATAACTATGTGCGATTTATACAGCACAAAATATATACAAATACAATCATACAAGGAGATACAATATGAATACAAGTATAGCGGCCCTCAAAAGGTCAAAGTCTAATCTAGACACACTCATTGGCGAACTATCAAAAGTTGCCGAACCTACCAAACAAAAGAATTCTTATGCAGATGATCGATTCTGGAAACCTGAACTAGATAAAACTGGTAATGGTTATGCAGTCTTTAGATTTCTACCTGCAGTTAAAGATGAAGATTTACCATGGGCGAGATTATGGTCTCATGCCTTTCAAGGTCCTGGTGGCTGGTTAATCGAGAACAGTCTTACTACTCTAAACAAGAAATGTCCTATTAGTGAAGCAAATAGTTTACTATGGAATTCTGGTGTAGAAGCAGATAAAGAAATTGCTCGTAAGAGAAAAAGAAAACTATCATACATCGCTAATATTCAAATCATTAGTGATCCAAAACATCCTGAAAACGAAGGTCAAATCAAACTATTTAAGTTCGGTAAGAAAATCTTTGATAAGATTACTGAAGCGATGAAACCTGAATTCGAAGATGAAACTCCAATCAACCCATTTGATTTCTGGGAAGGTGCAAACTTCAAACTTAAAATCAGAAAAGTTGATGGTTATTGGAATTATGATAAATCTGAATTCGATGGTGCTTCTGCTATTGCAGACAATGATGAAGCAATCGAATCTATATGGGATAAACAATATCCTTTAAAACCATTTCTTGCACCAGAAAACTTTAAGTCATATGATGAGCTAAAAGCGAAACTAGATAAAGTTTTAATGGGAACAAGAAGTACTGGAACTGCTGAAGATGTTGCGATCCCACCTGCAACTGAAACAGCTTCACCAGTTGTACAAGAAACAGTAGATACAACATCCTCTCCAGTTGATGATGACAGCGATGAAACGCTTGATTATTTCAGTAAACTGGCGGAAGAGGACGCTTAATCTCTCCACCTGTTCTGTACATTAAGGGGTTGGGTTTCGCTCAACCCCTTTTTTTTATGTCCAAGTGATTCGTTTTTATAAATAATAGTATTGTTTTTATGAAACAATGAGATATCAAAATTAAATTAAGGAGAACATTATGAGTTCTATTAAACTAATCGTGGGTGCTTTTGCACTTGCGACAGCGATGATCTGTGTATCGTCTGCCGAAACAACGGTGACACTACCAGATGTAAACGCTAAAATTTATGGTAAGTTAAACTACATGGCTTACTACAACGAAGATACCTCAAACAACGGTGTATGGAAGTCTGGCAATAATGCTTCAAGAATTGGTCTATCAATTTCTGAAGTATCAGATGTAAATGCTTTTGGTAAACTAGAAGTCGGCGTTAATGTTGACGACTCTGGATCAGATACATTTTCATCAAGACTTGCATATCTAGGAGTTGATGGCGGTGATCTAGGTAAATTAAGTGTAGGTCGTCAAGACTCAGTATTTACTGCTGTCACTGGCGCTACAGATGTTTTCAATGTATATGGTTCTAACGCAGATCAAAACCAAGGTAGTAGATTATCTAATACTTTGATTATATCTAACGGTGTTGGACCTGCTAGTGTTTCTACTCTTATTCAAATGGATGGGGCAGACAATACAAAAGACATTGATAAATATGAAATATCTGCTAATCTAGGACCAGTTTCTGTTGGTTATTCAAAAGATAACAATACAGAAATAGACTACATGGCAGTTTCTGGATCTCACGATCTAGGAGATGTTGCAATATCAGCTGCTTATTCTATTAAGGATAGTTCTGGTACTGAAACAAAAGGTTATGAAGTTGTTGGAACTGTTGGAAACATATCTGTTGGATATGGCGAAATAGTTGATGGCGATTCTTACATAACTGCTGGTATTGATCAACCAATCACTGGTGCATTTTCTGTCTATGCTGAATATCAGTTAGAGCAGAATGTATCTTCAAGTGAAGAAGATCAAAATAACTATGCTGTAGGTACAAAAATAGTATTTTAAGCATTGAGATATCAACTTAAATTAGGGGTCCTTAGTGACCCCTTTTTTATGGTATAAATACTACATGGAACAATTTTTTATTATATTAGCAGAATTTGGTTTACCTGTTGCAGGTTCATTTGCCATGGGTGTATTCATCTATATCATTCTTAGATATATTTTAGGTTCGGTCATAGGTCAAGTACAAACCATGCACTCTATTATTACACAATTAGATAATAGAGTTAAAAATATGAATAATGATATTATCAAACTTGATGTATTAGTTTCACATACACTTGAAATACCACCAGACGAAGAAAGAATTGCTCGTGCTGATGGTAAAAAAGATGCTAGGAGAGATTAATGGATCTAGTTAGTGTATTACAAGAATATGGATTTCCTATGTTTGCTGCTGTGGCAATGGCATACTTCATATATTTCATTTATAATTTTATCACAAAAGAAATTAAGACTAAACTAGGTCAAGCAAATACAGTTTTAATTGCACTTATAGATCGTATTCGAATGTTAGATAATGATATTATTCGATTAAAAGCAAAAGTTAAAACTGCTATCGAACTCAAAGAAAATTTAGAGAAAAAGAAGTCCCACAGAAAGTAATCTATTATAAATAGTAGCATGAAAACACTAATCAAAATAGTGTTATTCGGTGCGGTGTTATTATGGATTTTAGGGTGGGCATTTGATAACACAATAAAATATGTACAAGCGTCTGAACTAGATTTTCAATTTGGTAATCCAGCGTTCAGCGGTAATGGGTATGGTACCCATGTTCTAAGTGTAGATCAATTACAACATCAAAGAAAAAATGATGTTGAAGATGACGCTAAATCTGCTGCTTCAGCTGCGAAGCGTGAATTAAACAATACTACAATCGCCAAGTTCGTTAAGAATGTTGAGAGTAGAATATATGCTAACTTATCAAAACAGTTAGTTGATAATATGTTTGGTGTTTCTTGCGATAGTGAAACAACAACCTGTGCTACAAGTGGTACAGCAGATGTTGAAGGATCAACATTGTATTGGGTTAAAGATACTACAACAGGTAATATAACATTAACAATTACAGATGAGAGTGGTGCTGTAACCACTATGACTGTGCCTGTAGGAGACTTTGTATTTTAATGAGATACTTTGCTCTATTCATATTGTTAATGTTGACAGGTTGTGCTACTGTACCTAGTGATTTTCCTTATAAAGAAGAACCACCTAAGGCATATGGCACACCGACAGGCGACATATTAAAATATTACGATCACTTAGATCAAGAAATTATTACAGTTGCTGTATATGAGTTTCACGATCAAACAGGTCAAAGAAAACCTAGTACTAAGTTTTCTCAATTAAGTATGGCAGTTTCTCAAGGTGCAGATGTATGGGTAATACAGGCACTTAAAGAAACAGGTGAAGGCACTTGGTTTAGAGTTGTTGAAAGAGCAAGTTTAGATAATCTTGTTAAAGAAAGACAGTTAATCAGATCAACGACTGAATTATATGATGGATCAGAGATAGGTAAAGGTGTATTGAAACCTATGTTATTTGCTGGATTGTTATTTGAAGGCAACATTGTAGGTTATGATGCTAATACCGAAAGTGGTGGTGATGGTGCAAGATATTTTGGTATAGGTATACACGAAGAATATAGAGTAGATCAGGTGACTGTATCTATGAGAATTGTGTCAGTACACACAGGCGAAGTTATGATTGCTGTATCATCAACGAAGTCTATCGCCAGTTTTAAAACTGGTAGAGATGTATTCAGATTTTTAGACTTAGGCACAAAAGCATTAGAATTAGAAACTGGTGTGGCCGTAAACGAACCAGTGAATTATGCGTTGAGATCGGCAATAGAGCATTGTATATTACAAATACTAGATGAAGGTAAGATTAAAGGTTTATGGAAAACTAAATTAAGACCTTCTAAATTAAACGGTTAAAGGAAAACAAAAATGAAAAAATTAATGCTAATTATGTTTATGATGGTTAGTACAGTATATGCAAACGACATTTATGTCACCCAATCAGGTGCTACGCTTGACTTAGATAT